ACAAGATGCAATCAAATCAAATGATTGATCCATTGTATTCTTATCACTAAAGTCAAAGTTATTAGAAATAAATTGTTCAAGAGATGGATACTTCATCTCCATCATGATTGTTGGATCAATCTTGATTTGATTGGTATGCTCTTCATTTTTATGAATTTTAATATCATCAAGATCAATTTCAACTTTTACTTGTGTTTTACGATCATCTGGACAAATGATATTTACTTCAATTTCTTCACCAACAGATTTACCTCTAATATTGAGGAAGAGATACTCAATATCAAACGTAGGCAATTGTTCTACCTTAATTCCTTTGGTAAGGATACAGTTTTGAATAACCGATTTTACTGCAGTGGTTATCTGCTTATTGTCTTCACTCTCAAGAGCAATAACTAAAAGTTTTTCTTCCTTGACAAGAAACGGTCTAAATTGGATTGGAGTTTCTGTTGATGGCAACTCAAGTTCATAAGTTGGAGTAGCAATCTTTGGTAAAGGCATAATATCCTATAATAATCTCAGTCGGTTTATTTATCAGATTTCAAGTAATCTTATGGTTTCACTATCACGTTGCATATAATATCTCAAGTAACTCATAGTCACTGATACTTTTAATAAATTATTGCTATCTCCATAAGAAACCGGCATTGATTGAATTGCCTTTGGATAACAACGATAGAACTGATAGACTAATCCTCCATCATAATCTCTCTCAAACTTTGTTATCGTCATATTTTCCATATAATCATTAGGATATTTAACCCTATAACTGTAATTTGATTGAGCAACTCTGCTCAATCCTTCAACCTCACCAACAATATAAGACATCCATCTTTCAAAAAGTTTTATTGTAGTATACTCTCCTGCATCAACATAAAACGTTAAATCAATTCCCCTATCATAGTTCCTTCTATATGCATGAGTTTCAGTGGATCCATAATGATCATTGTTTATATCAAACGTAGCCAAACTAGATCCTGGTAATGATGCATCAGAGCAAGCCAAATTCATATAATCTTGCTGTGTTCTACTAACACTAAGTTCACCAGGAAGTGTAATGTTCACTTCAAAGTGACTTGTCTGTGCTGGTCTTAATAGACTTGACTTTATATCAGATGTTGATTTGGGGCGTGCCATCTAAATAGTTTTTACCGTATATATTATGTATATGCCTGAAAGCAAAAAAAGCATATATCAACCATCCCATCCACAAAAATACAAAGGTGATTCACATAATATCATCTGTAGAAGTAATTGGGAAAAAAAATTCTGCAAATGGTGTGATAATAATCCAAACATTTTAGAGTGGGCATCGGAAGAATTTTTCATTCCGTATAGGTCACCCATTGATAATCGAGTGCATAGATATTTTCCAGATTTCTTAATTAAGGTTAAGGAACAAACTGGAAATATTAAAACATATGTAATTGAAGTTAAACCAAAAAGGCAAACTAAACCGCCTAATAGAAAAAATCTATATGAGATTAAAACTTATGCGGTAAACCAAGCAAAATGGAAAGCAGCAAAAGAATTTTGCGATGATAGAAAAATTGAGTTCAAGATCGTAACAGAATCAGAGTTAGGTATCCGATGAACCGTATCGAACCCATCCTTATTAAAATAAATTCAACCACTGACACTGAAAATCAAATGTTGATGATTATGGATGCATTGAATGATACGGTAACTCCTGCTCCAGATGCAGGAACTGTTTGTACCTTTGTTTACAATGCAAAAACTCCAGGTATTCGATATGATCAACATCCATTGGTTTTCGTAACTGATTTGTTTCCATGGGGATTTCGTGTTCTCAACTTTCATCATCAAGAATATCGTCAATATACATGGCAAGAATTAGCAGGTCAAGTTTACTTGGTAAATAGAACTGAACTTGATGACTTGTTATCAATACAATATGGAAAATTCATACTAAATAAGTAAAAAAGCTGTGTGTAATGGCAACTAAATCCACAAAAGGGAAACTCATAGAAGGGATAGCAACCAAAGTAGAAATTGACACTGAAACTGGTGCAGCAACCCTTTACTATGCAGATAGAAAAGTAAATTTTCAGGTGGGTGCAACATCTCCTAGTGCAGCACAACTTTCTGATAAAAGTCTTACGCGATTTAATCCTAAAGATTGGGAATTAAAACGTCGTTTTAGAAGAGAATTTAATATTGTAACCGATAGAAGTTTTACCTCATCTCAATTTGAAGATTTTTTTAAACTACAAATAAGAAAAGATGTTAATAGGGACAGAGGAGATCTCATAAATGATCATGGAAATAATGCATTAAAAACCGACTTAAGTAAGTTAGGCATGCCAAGGGTTAGAAACCCTGAAACTGGGATAGATGGTGATAAAACTAGAAAAACTGAATCTACTGATGAAACTGAAGACAGTAATAATTCAGGTGATAACCGCGAAAGAAGTAATATAAGTGAATCAGGTGTGCCCGGAGCAGGTGTTGATATAGAACAATTAACCGGCAATGGTGGAACACTAGTATATCCTGCAGGATTAGATAAAGATTCACAGGTGTGCTTAAAGATTGAAGCTATTGCATATAGTCCAAGAGAGATGAAAGGCACTCAAGTAGGAGATAGGTCTTTAGGGAAATCAGAAGCTACAATATTTTTACCTGTTCCAGAGGGTGCATCTGATAGAAATGGTGTTAGATTTTCACGAGAAAATTTAAATCCTCTTGAAGTTGCTCTTTCTAACTTAGCAATGCAAGGTATCGATAAAGGTGCTGAAGGTGTTGGAGATGCTGCACAAAATATTGTAGATGAAATACAGGGAGATACTGCGACATATAAAGGTGCTATTGCTGGTATCCTTGCAGGGCAAGCTGCTGGAGTTGGAAATCAACTTCTCACTAGACAAGGTAGAATTTTAAATCCAAACACCGAACTTCTATTCCAAGGACCAGAACTCAGGCAGTTTAGTTTTAGATATCTCTTAAGTCCAAGAAGTTCTGGTGAGTCAAAAACAGTTAGAGCAATTGTTAGAACATTAAAGCAATTTATGGCGGTCAAAAAGGGTGGAGAAGGCAATTCCTTGTTCCTACAATCTCCACATATTTTTAGATTAACTTACGTGGAGAGTCAAAGTGGTGATACACCAAATGACTTTCTAAATATGTTCAAACCCTGTGCATTAACTGCATTATCAACAAATTATGCACCTAATCAAACCTTTATGACCTTTGAAGATGGTACTCCTGTTCAGTATGAACTGAATATGTCTTTCCAAGAACTTGTACCAATCTATCAAGGCGATTATACCTCCGGAAATAACATAGGTTTCTAAAATGTCCAATTATCTTAAACGCCTTCCAGATTTTGAATATGTTAGTAGACTTCCTAATTCCAGGATATCTGATTATATAAGGGTAAAAAACTTTTTTAAAAAATCATTTGTTCGTGAGGATATTTTCCAAGATGTAACAGATTTCACGAAATATGATATAGAGGGTGATGATAGACCAGATAATGTTGCCTTCAAATACTATGGACGTTCTGATCTAGATTGGTTGGTTCTTACTGCAAATAATATTATCAATATTCAAAATGAATGGCCGCTAAATGGTGTGGATTTTGATAATTTTTTACTGGAAAAATATGAAACATACGAAAAGATAAATGATATCCATCATTACGAAACAACAGAGGTTACAAATATCCAGGGTGTTGTTATCGTTCCTGCAGGAATTGAAGTTGATAAAGACTATACGATAATCTACTCAGATCCAGATCGTGTAACTAGTCCTAATATAAGAGTAACTCCAGTAACCTCAATTACAAATTATCAGTATGAAGAAAAAATACAAGATAGTAAAAGAAGCATATATCTACTCAACAAAACACTAGTACAACTTGCTATTGACGATTTAACAGAAATGATGTTATACGAAAAAGGTTCCACCCAGTATGTGAGTGAAACCTTGAAACGTGCTGATAACGTTAGATTATACGATTAATCATTCTTCAGCAAGACGCTGGAAGTATGAAAGTGCATCATCTTCATCCTCACTAGTTTTAGTTGGGGTGATATCAGGTGCATTGAAATCTGATTCCGGTGCTTTAGACTTAAAGTCTGGAGTAAATGAACCACGTCCTTCACTTTCATCCTCAAAAGATTCATCAAGTTTAGGTGCAGGGGAACGTTTTTGTCCCAGAACCATCTTCAGACGATTTTCCAGTTGCTCATAAGATTTGAACTGATCAGCAGCGGTGAGAGCAGATAATGAATATTCCTGCTTCCAAACTGCTTCCAGTGCATCGTCATCATCAAGCAAAGGTCCAACACGGTCGAATTCAGAACTATCATAGTTCCAATAACCAGCAACCTTCTTCAGTTTCAGTTTGAAGTTAGCACCCTGCCAGAAGTCGAAGGGATTGATTGCCTCTTCATCTTCAAATTCGGGTTGCATTGCTTCCATAATCTTATCAAAGATTTTCTTACCAAACTTATACAACATCACCTTACCCTCATTCTGAGGATTTGCTTTGTCCTGCACAACATAGATGTTGGCATAATAGGACAGTTTACGCTTTTGCTTACGAACAGTATCTTTATCTGCTTCGTTACCACTGTTCCAGAGTTCACGATTGTGCTCACCAAGAGGGTCTTTCTGACCAATAGTGGTGAGAGAGTTCTCAATGTACCAACCACCAGGGCCCTGGAATGCGTGGGAATACATCTTTGCCCAAGGAAGTTCCTCAGCATCAGGTGCAGGAAGGAAACGAATAACGGCATAACCATTACCGCTTTTGTCCATTTCTGGTTTCCAGAGACGCTCATCTGCGCCACCGGCTTGTGTATTCATTTTTTCTACTTCTTTAACCAGTTTGGCGGTCAAAGAACCGAGAGAGGATTGCTTTTTAAGATTTGCGAATGTCATTGGATTTGTACGTATTTGGCTTGTGGGTGTACCTAGGTACTATAGTCTTATTCTGGTGTATCGTCAAGATGTTTTTTCATAACTTCTAACATGTTAGACATGTTGGAGAAAACCATATTAATATCAACATCAGGGGAAAGACCCATATTAGATGCACTTTCTAGTATTCTTTTTTTCATTTCTTTTGCTTGAGGGTCATCAGATAAACTTAAACGAGTATAGAGAACTCGCTGCTTATCGATAAGTCTCTCAAGCAATCTGACATGAAATAGTTTTTCT